AACCCCTGCTTTCTTTCAAGCCGTTAAAGAGATAGACGGCGAAGATGTGATTATATTCGGAGGGTCAGAAAGATATACCTTAGACTTCTGCCATATGCTACAGGCCCGTGGTCATGCGGTAACAGTCTTTCAATATCTCAACAACCAAAAGGATGGCAAACGTGTTCCCTGCGGCCAACTAACCAAGTATTACGATGGCATACAGTTCATCCTCATACCCGACACAAGATGGGAGTACAACACCAATCCCTTGCTCAACATGAAATTCAACGAGTGCTTTGTCGGCAATTACGATCTGGCGATCTACTGGACAACCTATATGGCCTATCCCTACGCGGTCAATCCGTCAATCGCGATCTGTCACGGTATCTACTGGGATTACCCGTACTCTGGTGCTTTCGGTGGCGATGATGGCTACCGAAATGAGTACATGAGAAGGCAACTGCAAGGCTTTACTAATCCGGATGCGGTGGTATCGGTTGACTCTAACACTAAGCGAGTGATACAGGCGATACAGCCGGGATTGGATAGGAAGATTGAGCCGATTTACAACTACGTTGACACTGAGAAGTTTAAGCCCGGTAAGGTGCTGGGCTCGTATGACGGTTGTATGCGGTGGTTGTCGCCAAAAGCGGTAGAGACCGGTCGCCTGCAAGTGCTATTCCCCCGCAGGTTGACCTTGCTTCGCGGTTGCAATGAGTTTATCAGAGCTTCAAGGGAATGCCCCGAATACGACTTCTTAGCGGTAGGACAAGGAGCAAACCAGGAAACGTATGCTCAACAGCAGGCATGGGGCGAGACAACAGATAATCTGCGCTTCATCTGGAAGCCGATGGAGGGCATGGAAGAAATCTATCAGCAGTCCGACATAGCGGTAATACCAACCAAAAATTGTGAAGGATTGAGTCTCAGCTTACTTGAGGCGATGGCTTGTGGTCTACCTACCATCACTACTCACGCCGGCGGCCTAACTGATGCGACCATTGACGGCTACAACACGATTATCTTTAATCCGGTAGACAACAATCTAGCAGAACCCATCCGATTCTTAGCCGATAACCCAGATGCTAGAGAAGTGATGGGCAAGCGCAACCGTGAGATAGCCTGTGACTGTTTCGATATTGAGATTTGGAAAGCTCGCTGGGGCAATTTGCTTCGGCAGTTTGGGGCTTAGAGGGAGGATTTGATATGAGTCCAAAAATAGAAAAACTAGCGAATGTTTTTGACCGAGATTATTTCGAGGATGGCGTTAAGACCAAAAAGAGTAACTATTACGACTATTCATGGCAACGATTGGGCAGTTACTTTCAGCAGACAGCACGACATATTATAGACAAGTTTAAGCCCGAGAAAACCCTTGATGTAGGATGCGCCAAGGGTTTTTTAGTTAAGGCGCTGGATGAATTAGGCGTGGATGCTTACGGCGTTGACCCTTCGACCTATGCCGTGTCAAATGCTCACCCTGACATAGCCGATAAGATTCAGCAAGAGATAGCGCAGTCTATCCCCTATCCTGAGAACGCCTTTGACGTTGTGACTTGCTTTGACGTACTAGAACATATCCCGGCAAGAGAAGTGCCAAAAACCTTGAAGGAACTGTTGAGAGTGTCGAAGCAGTGGGTAGTCCTGCGTGCAGTAACCCGTGAAGTCGAAGGTGATTTGGATGCAAGCCATGAGACAATCCGAGGCAAAGACTGGTGGACTGAGAAAATCGAAAAAGCGGGTGGTATTGTTGAGCCTGTAGACAATTTTGTGCACAGTTCCGTCTGGTGGTTTAACGTGCCTGAGTTTTTGATGGTGGTTAGAAAAGCGTAAAGGCGGTGATAGCGAATGAGATTAAGATGGCCTTTTAAGCGAGCGAGGGCAGAACCGGAGCCTATACCAACAGGGAGAATAACCTCTACTGGCAGTGGTTTTTATAAGAGCAGTACCCTTTCGCCTTATCGGTCAAGGACTTCTGATGTATTGGAAACATTGCGAATGATACCCGATGAGGTAGAAGCTTTAGACTTCCTGAGACGCACGACCCCGGATATTTCGATGGCTTTATGGAACTTCGTAAGACTTGCCAATCAAGGGCACGAAATGAAGTTTAATGATTTGAACGGTAAGCGGATGGAATCTGTAGAAAAACAATGGCGTGAATTTGCAAGCCGTGTCAATCAAGTGTCAAATGCCGGACTTGATGGCTTAATCGACGTTTTGCATTACTCAGCCTATATGCGATGTGCTCAAGGGCTAGAGGTTGAAGTAAACGCTGACAGAACCGACATTGTAGACGTTTATCCTGTTATCCCTCAAACGATAATGTGGGAGCTTGAAAAACGCAATGGACGCGAGGTCTGGATTCCGTATCAGCAACAAATGGCGAAAAAGGTATCACTTGAACCGGGCAAGGCTAACTTCTTCTGGGTTCCAACTGACCCTGACATTGACGACCCTAGAGGTAACCTAGTTATGTCATCGGTTCTACAGTCTATCGATTTTCAGATGCAGATTATGCAGGACCTACAGGCTGTCTTGCACAGGCAAGGTTGGCCCCGCAACGACATTTCAATCGACCTTGAGCGAATGGTGAACTCGATGCCTCCGAGTGTTAGAAATGGCACTGAGGGCAAACGGCAAGAATGGCTGATGAACCGGTTTAATGAGATACGAAATGCAATGGATAGCTTGAACCCCGATTCCGACTATCTGCATTTTGACGACATTACCATTAACATGAACCAAGGGGCCAATGCTGCACGAAGTTTAGACGTTAGAGCCATTGATGAACTTGTATCAATCCAAGTTTTAAATGGTGCAAAACAGATGGGTATATTGACTAACCGTGTTGGTGGATTAGGTCAGACCGAGAGTTGGGGAAGTATAACCTTCAAAATTTTCACAGATGGCATACTGTCTATCCAGCGTGGCTCTAAAAGGCTTATGGAAGAAGTTGCCCGTTTATGGTTGAGGGTACATGGCGTTCAAGCCATTCCGATATTTACTCACAATGTGGTTAACTGGGAAAACGAGGAACAGAAAACTACTGTTAAGTTAATGAAACAGCAGTTCTGGGCCATATCTCAATTAATGGGATGGGTGGATGCCGACACAGCAACCAAAGAGGCAACCGGCATGGATAATGCTGTATCCGACATTCCCTCGGAAGCCATAAGGATTAGCTTGTCGCAAGGTGACGCGAAGTCAAAAGAAACTTTATTCAGTGGTTTCAAATGATTTACCATATTCTCTGAGTAGATTAATCAAGGCTTTGTCTATTAGTCTGGATATAGGTATCATGGTTTCTTTTGATAATTCGCGTAGCTCCTTTAAGAGCGCAATATCAACTGTCGTAGTAAACCTTTCCCTGTTTTTTAAATCGTTAGCCATAATGAACACCTCCAATGTGCTGATTATAATACTTAAATATCCATATGTCAACTTAACAAAACTTATTGCAGTTTATTTAAGTATATGATATAGTATATGTAAGTGAGGTGGTAAGATGACTAACGAAGAATTATCAACGGTTTGGGTTGAATTGTACTGTCAAGGATGTTCGGTTGAAAAAATAGCAAAACAATTTAACAAGAGTGCGAGTGTAGTTTATTCTTGGCTAAAAAAGAAAGGCGTTAAATTTAGATATGCTAAGCAGGTTGACGGTACATGGAAAGACGTTCCAATTGAAAGGGCAAAGCGTTTATATGAAAGTGGCAAGACGATTTCTGATGTGGCTAGAGAGGTTGGATTTGATGAGGGGTTAGTCAGGTATGCCCTGCGTAAAAATGAAGTTGAATTACAAAGGAGAAATAATCCGTTTACCGATGAAGAAGTTGTTTGTCTTTATGGGCAAGGATATTCAATGGAATCTATAGCCGAAAAGTTTAAGGTCAGCGGGACAAGAATTAGGACCGCGCTTCTTGTAAGCAATGCTGATATCAGGCAGAGAGAAGCGCATGACTACAATCAGTGTGATGATGTAGTTGCATACGAGGCATATGGAGCTAAAGAAAAAAATACAAATTACACTAAAAGCACCGTTAAGTATGCTTCTAACAGTAAAATATTCACAGATGAAAATTTTTTCAACGAGTGGTCACATGAATTAGCCTACTTTCTTGGCTGGCTGGCGTCTGATGGCAACATAGTAGAGAGTAAAAATGTTTTTAGGGTTACTTCAACTGATATTGAGCATTTGGAGAATTTGTTTTCAATGTTTTCTTACGGATGGTCAACTAGCATAAGAACATGGAAGAAGCCAGAACAAGCAAACTACAAGCCAGCAGGAACCATATCTATTGCTCGTAAAGATATTCTTGAAAAAATTATGAATTACGGAATATTACCGCGTAAATCATTAACCATTAAAATGCTTGATGTGCCACCTCAATATTTGCGTGATTTTGCCCGTGGCGTGTTTGAGGGAGATGGTTGCATTAACGTCAAAAGGAGTAAAGGAAAGTCTGGAGTAACTTTGTCACCCAAGGTTTGTATTGCAAGTGGTTCTAAAGAGTTTCTTGAAGGACTTGGGGAAGCTATTAAGTCCCAAACAGGCTTAAAGTATTATGTTTCAGTTGATAAAAAAGGCACATACAGCTTAGAGTATTCATCGTTAACGGCTACTGAAACATTTTTTTGTTACTTTTATAGTGGAGTTCCCCAGAATATGATTCTCCATCGTAAATGGCAAAGGTTTGTTGATTACTTTCTGGAAAAAGGAGGGGGTGATTCTCGTGATGCAACCGATGAACAACTGCCGGGTGAATTACGGCAGGGAGAGAGCAAGCGGTCACGTTCACGATTGGGTGTGGTCTGATAAGACTACTCCAAGCGGAAAAATACTTTATGTGTGTCGCAACTGTGGCATTGAGGACCCTGCCCCCGTGAAATCTATGTATGAGTACAGACCATGCAAAAAGAAATCTTAAGGAGGAAAAACATAATGTTTTAATCTGAATTTATCAAGGAGATAGCCCGTGAAGCTGACTTTACTCAAGCTGAAACCGCGAGATTCCTAGAGGCATTTCAAGAAGTCGTGACCGATGCCTTAGCCGAAGGTGACGAAGTCATGCTGACAGGATTTGGTTGCTTCTCCGTTAGGAGAAAACCTGCTCGCACGATGTTGTCTTTTGGCAAAGAAATTGAAGTACCTGCCAAGAAAAGTATTGTCTTTAAGGCTGGTAGAAC